GTTAATGGGTTTGTTAGGAGTTTTGCGAGTTGACCACCGACAGCACGAAACATTGTACCAAAACCACCAAACATATCCCGCAGTTGCCCACCTTGTTGTAGCAAAATGAGGAATGGATTTTGACCGCCTGCCAACTGCGTTGCAATATCTGTGAACTGTGCAGGAACCATGCGCAGGGCTGCATTATATTGTCTCGTGGAGATTGTCCCGCTATTCGTTGTGGATTGTGCAGCCTTCATTTGGGCAATATAGGGCTTTGCTGCTTCAGAAACACCAAGCATGGCTGCGCGTTGTTCTAGGTAAGCCGCTTTATTATATCCCGCACTTGCCATCAAGCCTTCACGCTCAATCTGACGCATAAGGGTTTGTTGAGCTTTTGCTGTAGGGTCTACGGAAGAACGACTTCCTCCTCCACCGCTACTCCCTGCTCCTGTTATTCCAGCAAGGCTCACCCCTGCCATTCCAGAAACAGACTTTTGAATAGACTTCAAATGCTTTGCAACTTCTGCCAATCCAGCAGACTTACCTACGAGCTTATCCGCTGCAATTGAGAGTTTGGAGAAGGATGTTGTAGCACCCTTCAAACCATTCATAGATGCGGCGAGATTCTTGAATTGTGTAATCCCCTGTCCAAGTGTAGGGATCTTCTTCTTGGATAACTCTTGCAGAGTCTTGTCAAGTGTTGCAATATCTTTCTTGTATGTTGAAGCAGCTTTCCCAAGTGCTTCCAGCGATGCAGCCGCAGGTTTTAGTCCTGTTGCCTTTACTGATAGGTCTAACGATGCTACATCCATAATGAGCGTCCTTTATTATCTCTTTTTATTTTTGCTACTCATTTGTTTCTTAATCTTTTCTTGATTCTCGTAGTAATGTTTTGTCCACACTTTATCAATTGCAAACAACACGTCACTCTGAAAAGCAGAATATTCTTTTCCAACAACTCTGCCCCAATCTCCAATATCTCTGTAGGATATTGAACAAGGGCCATCTGCAGTGTATTGTCTTGAATTGGAAAGTTCTAGGAAGTCTTGCCATGCCTCGGCACAATCAGAAGGGAGAATGGTGTTCTCAAACTCAATTAATTCTTTTGGTTTAATACCAGCCCTCTCCGCTGCTTTTAAACTGTCATAAAGGGTGTTGCCTTTAGCGTCCAGAGAAAACATCTTAATCTGGACGGAGGCATAAGCAACAACCCTATCAATTAGTTTTTTGCGAGGTTTTCCACATTGTAGATTTCACGCATTGCCTGACCAAGAACAGTTGGGTATTTCTTATACAATGCAAATACATTTTTATCATTCAAGATAAAATCTTCACCACCCATCTTCAAACCTTCTACAGCAATTGTCAGAGGGACGAGAATTGTCTTAATGTAAGCATCTTCAAGAGCGTCCTCATAATCCATTAGGTTCTTTACTGCTTCTTCTTCAACAGGTTCTTTTTCTTCAACCTTCTTATTGATTTCTTCAATCTTCTTACCTGTCAGATTGAATTTACGTAGAAGTTCACGCTCTTTGGCTTCGTACTTCACACGACAATCTTTACCCTTCTTGCCATAGACACCAGCAATTGTAATCTTTGCGCCTGTCGGCTCATCTTGACCATTAAGGATATCAAATGTGAAGCCCTTATCTGCCTTACCAATTACATCAATTTCTTCAATGTCAAACATAATATCTCCTTGTGGATTGTGTTGTGTTTCATTCCCTAATTATACCACACACTGACACCAAATTCAATATTGATGTAAGGAATGCAGATAAACAAAAAGACCAGCCCGAAGGCTGGCCTAAAGTGTATTTGTTTTATTGTTATTCTAATTACAGTGTTGTGTCTTGAATAACGATTGTTGATTGGTTCACGCCTGTGGAAGTAGTGGGAAGCAATGCAGTGAACGGAACAGTTTGAACCACACCTGTATTTTCTTCATCAGTCTTTTCAGCACCACCGAGTTTCACGCGAGGCATAATGAAGTTCATCACTTCAGTGCCTTTGCCCGTAAAGGTGAATACAATACCAACTTCTTCCTCGTCAACAAATTTCTGTTGTACAGTGTTATCAGTCCAATACAAACTAACTTCACCTGTAGTACGAATACGATCCCGGAAGATTGCGGGGCTATTACGGCTACCAATTACTTCCGCAGGAGTAAGCTCACTTCCAAGTTCCAAACTTGCTGCTGTAGCAATTGCAATACGCTCACCATCCAGAATAATTGCACCTGCATTACCAGCCATCGAAGATGCTGTAGAAGCGGCTGTGGGAGAGGTGAAGTATTTAACGCTGCCGTCCGGGCTTACTTTCTTACTGCCTTGGATACCAAACTCAATTGTAGAAATAGCATTCGGGCTAATATCAATAGAAGCCATGCCGAGCATACAGCCAGTGTAGCGTTCGCTAATGTTCACTGTGTCATAGAACTGTTCAATAGTGAAGCTGTCTGTTGTACGGTTGGCTGGAGCAAACGGAATCTCAAGCACTTTACCCGGAACTGCAATAGTAACACTCGCACCAGCAGCTTCAGTCACCGGAACTGCATTAGGATCAACTGTAATATAAGTGAGTGTCAGTGCAGTAACATTGGTGATAACATAATCAATATTGTTTGCTGCTGTAGCAAAGCCGGATGCACGAATTACAAAACCAAACTTAAAACCATTTGTCAACCAACTACCGCTACCACGAGTGATCGTCTTAGCAGAAGCATTCAAACTGATTGTAGCTGCTGTTACGCCTGCTACTGTAGCCCAAGGGCCACGAAGAATCGCAGCAAACTCGTCTTGGAATTCAGTACACATCAACTCACTAGACAGCGTACCTTCAATCGTATCCATACCAGAGCGCATATCTGCTGTCTGTGCATGTGTTTCAATCAGCGAAGATTCAAATGTGTCACGCGTGAGGTTCAAATCCAAACTTGTACGACGCTTGTATTTTGCTGTAGCCCCAGCAGCGGGACTAACCCCGTACGTAGCTTCTTTAGCAAAGATGATTTGCTTATTCACACCTGTTGGAATAAATGCCATTTCTTTTTCCTTTTGTTGTTTTGTTTAGCTTTATGTGTTCTTAACAACATCACAACGATATGTAATATCAATTGTTACATACACGAAATTGGATTCTGTTTTAACATCACTGATGTATGGTGTGTAGTCCAGTATTACAGTGACATTCGCATTAGAGAATTGCTTGCCCCTATCAAACCACTCAACAGCAGCATCTCCTATTGTGTATAGTGGTTTAGTTCCTTTGCCAATACCGAAATACATATACTGCAATCTCAACAATCCACCAAAGCGTTTATGATATGCTCCAATAGAAGGATCACGTGTTGTACTAGGTAGGATTTCACACCGAAGATGTGTTTCTTGTGGGAGAGTGCTACTGCCTACATTCTCATACACTACTTTTGTAACACTGTTTGCAGAGGCGAATGCCGCTACTTGCGACTCAAGCACTTTATTGATTTCTACTTGACTCATTCACCCTCCTTAGAAATGTTTTGTTCTTATTTCTGCTACCGTCTTTGCAATAGGGGCGTAAGCACCTGTCTTTACCCAACCCTTATTTTCAACCTTGTCTGCGTAGTCTAAGCTGTTTGTCATATGCACTACGTTATATTGCTTGAAATACGCAAGAGAGAGGGTGGATTCTATTTCAGCAATCTTCTGTGCTGCTGTAGCAGAAGCAGATGTTGTGAACATTGTTTTAGTGGGGGATAAGTGCCAATTTGCAATAAAATGCCCCTTGGAATATGGGGCAACATTTATCTCTGGACTAAACCTAACGCACGTAGAGAGAACGTCAATTGTGAACAATCTCACTTTCGTATACAACTGCTTCTCCGCTTCCTCGCACCACTTATCAATATCAAAGAAAGATATTTTTGCCATGACATTAACGCTTCACGAGCAACTTGTACATTATTGGCTTTGTCCCACTTGGATTGTATTCTTTAATAGTTAGAATGTTCCAGACTTCGCTATCAATCCGTATTTGGTCATTTGGTTGAATTGTCTTTGGGAAATCATTTCCGCTTGTATCTACAGGGGAAAGGTAAATCTCTTTATCGTCAATGGAGATTGTCGTATTTGCTTTACTCTGCAATCCATTAGACACAAGAGCGAAGTCTAGTTTTACAACTTTAACTGAGCATGTGGATGTTGTTCCACCTGTCATATCCCCAGAGGAAGGATCGTAGACAACTTCTGATTCACGAGGAGGCTGTGACAACGTAGCAGTTTGTCCCTCTCTAGCCAACACTTTCACTATCATTGGAGCAAGGTTATTAGCTAACATACATTCTCCTTAAACCAAATCGTCTAGGTTTACTTCACGATAGTTCGAATATGAAGGAATCTCTTTCACAATCGTATCCGTATCTGCTACATTTGCAGCAACATCGGCTACGTCAATACCTCCAGCGTACACCCCAGCAATTTGATAGAAGGCTGGGTTATTGATGGTCTTTTGCAAGTAAGTGAGGTAGTTCTCAAATTTGCCTCCAAAGAACTCCAACCTATCAACCCTTTGGTGGGTATCATACACAAAAGTCCCTAGTATATACATGGCGCATTCACGAATAGTTGCGCTCTCGTTGTTGCTGTTTTTTTCTAGAATGTATTCTATTGTAGAGTCAGGAAGAATTGGGACATCTTGCCAATCTGCAATAGCTAACCGAACCCTATCAACAGCTAGTGATAAATCTAACGTTGCCATTCTTAAAAGCGTCCTTTTCTTTAAGCAGTTTATCAACAAGCAACACAACATCTTTAAAAGGGAGGGTAGAGGACTCTCTTTTAAAACCATCTACCTCTTTTAAGTTGATACTCGGCTCAAGTATTCTTCTCAAATGAGATTCAGTATCCAGTGCTTGCCACCCTTGTTCAAAGTAGAAATAACACTCTCTAGTTATCTTAATCGCATGGTCTTTTAAGTTGTGCGTATGTTGATATAACCTTCTTTTCACATCTGACGTTATTCCGTACCCTACAATCTCACCAATAGAACATCCAGATAGTTCTAATATGTATAAACTAGCGGGTTTATCCGCCCTAAAACCAAAAGAAGAATCTTCTGCTATGCAGCACCTACAGTTAGCCCCTCTTGCAAAGTTGCGAGCAATTACCTCAAAGACCCCGTGTTTATCGCACACAGGTGTTACTATGTCTTCTAAGGAAGTGAAATTTAAGTTACTTAAATCATACCTATTTCCATGAGTGGAGATACATCTTTCAATGAACTCTGCTTGCCGGATGAAACGTCTTTGCTTATAACATTCGGGACAGCCACCACCTTTTAAGTGGTCTGTCGGAACTATTAAAAAGTCACCGTGATCTCTGCAACCTACGGCGACAGGGGTTTTAGAGTGTCTATATACTGTGCTACTGTAATCGTATCTTTCTCCAAACACTTCTGTTGCTTTACTTATGAAGTGTGAAGTGTCTTTCGTGTTCTTCTCCCCAATGATAAGTCTCTTACACTCAGGACAACCACCATGTCCTTTCAAGTGATTGTTTGGAGAAACACTAAATTCACCGTGAAGAACACATTCTAACACTACATTAGTTTTGTTCGTTGTATACACAACTTTATCGTAGTTGAACCTACCGGGGTAACGTTCTTTTGACTCTCTAATGAACTGTTCTTGAGTCTTTCTCTTTGATTTGCTAGTTGTTTCAGATTGAAGACAACCACAGGACTTAGTACCTTGTCTACTGATTAACTCATAAGGAGACACCAGTTTTTTGTTCCCACAAGAGCATTTGCAAAGAAAGTATTTCGTTCTACTTGTCTCACCCTCTTTCACTACGAACACTTCTTCTTTAACTTCTAGTCTGCCGAACGTTTGACCGACATAATCTTCTATGTTATATTTAGACTTAAAGGCCAAGCGTAATCTCCTAATTATTATTATTTGCTTTTTAACATGTGCTGTAGTCAAACAACACACGTTAAAAAACAGGGAACCAATTAAGGTTCCCCATTCTTTATTGCAATTAGGCTTTAACACCCTTAACGACCATTGCCGGGCGGGTAATGGCGTTGAGGAAATTTGACTCCGATTCGAGAATCAGCTTATCGCCACGTTCGCTGTTGTATTCAAACAGGTAGGCACGTTCACCAATTGTACCCAACAGGTCAAACTTATTAGCAGCACCGAAGTAGGTCTTGAAGATGTCTGCACCCACCGGAACAAACACAGCTTCGTTAGCCGGAACAAACAGATTGCCAGCGTAGTTACCACGTACTTCAATGTAGGTGATGCCACCGTGTTCAAATTGACGATACAGCGCAGTCTTGCCACCAAGACGGTTACGAAGCGGCTCTTGTGCCGAAGTGTAATACTGGTAAGCAGTCTTGATGTTTGCGTGTGCAATCAGGGCTGAGAAGAACTCAGGTGAGCAGAATGCGATAACACCAGAAACGGTTTCACCAGAAGCGTTGTCTTGGATGTGAGCGATAACTTCTTCACCCTTGGCAGTAACATCAGTAGTACCAGTGGTCAGAGCAAAGTTCACAGACTTCTGCGTTACACCAAACTCAGTGAAGTAGTTCAGGGAAACAGTGCCTGACGGAGCATATACGTTACCAGTAGTCAGCAGTTGGAAACGGGCATATTCCAGAGTCCAAGCATGATTCTGCATGATGCGTTCCATGCGACGAGCGCGAACAGCAGCCAGAGTTTCTTCTTGGCTTGCAGAGCCATAAGCACGTACACCACGAATGTCATTCGGGCTGATGTAGTCATCATACGGGAAGTGCGGAACAGTCCACGAACGAATCACACTACCTTGTTCTTTACCGGCAGTAGCGCGTTCACCGCGTACCTTATCAACAATCAAAGCGCCATCACGAGTGGTTTGTTCAAATTGAACAACATTCGTTTCAACGCCTTCTTCCACAAACAAACCTTGTTGATTGAGGATGCCCCACTGGTTGGGGACGATCAACAGTTCAGAAGTCCAGTCTGCTACACGGTTGGCGTTATTAAAGTCACGAATAATAGGCATTTCTTAAGTTCCTTTTCTTATAATTATTTATTAAGCAGCATCAACAGTGACAATGCCCTTGGCAGCCAGAGCGTCATATACAGCTTGCTTCTCAGCATTAGTATCTGTGCCAGCGCCCATAACCAATTTCGCCTTAACAACCTTCACAGGGCCACGAGCCATCATCAACACTTTCGTGTCAACGCCAGCGGCGCACACTGCACCGGGGGTAATCTCATCTACACCAATCAGAACACCAGCAGCTTCCAGACCAGCACCAGTCAGCAACGAAGCATCTTGCACCAGATACTTACCAGTAGCAGTTACTTTAGCCAGAACAGTACCTTGAGCAAGGGTAGCACCACCGGCAATATTAACGGTTACAACTTCACGAGTGTAACCAGTGGACGGCTCGAACTCATCCTTGAAAACTGCCGAGAACGTATCACCACGAGTAGCAACAACAGCCATTTTATTTTCCTTTACTTAGTTTTGATATTTTTGTTTCAACAAACGAGCTTCTTCACTCTCCGCTTGTTGTTTTGCTTGGATTTCACCAACATCAGCCTTGTATCCAACTTCTTTAAACATATCGGAAGCCTCCAGAGCAGCAACTTGTTGCTTGTAGCCACCAACAATCACATCAAATGCTGCATCTTCCAAACCACTAATAGCTTCAAAGATACTTGCAAATTCAGGATTATCTGCACCAATAACATCAGCCAGCTTTTCCTTACGTTGCTCAATCTTCAATTCAGCAGCTTCTTTTGCAGCAGCTTCGGCAATTGCCTTAGCTTCATTAGCGGCAGCTTCATAGCCTGCCAACTTATCAAGAGCCTCTTGCAGAGCAGCGCCCTTCTCTACAATATCGGCTTCCAATTGTTCAATCATTTGATTGGCTGTATCCACCAACTCCGACAACTGAGCAATTTGTTCCGCTTGACCAGCCACCAAAGCCGTATCAGGCTCAATGGCTTTCTTCAAGAATTTATCTAGCATTTAGAATCCCCGTAATAGTTAGATAATTGTTTTTGATATACTCACTGAATTCTTGTTGTGTCATCACTTTATTAACAAGACCAATTTCAAGAGCTTCTTTTGCGTTAAATACTTGCGCCTCTAGGGCTTCAATACTCTCTGTGGACAATCCTGTGTATTTGGAAACATGGTCAAAGAAGTCAACAGCCAACGTCTTAACGTCTTTCTCAAGACGAGAAATAAACTTGTCTGTAAACTTACCATCCTCAGAAAATGGAACTTTGTCTTTTGGGAAAGAAATAAACTTACGTTCATATCCTTCTTTCTTCAAAGCCTCTGAATCGTTATACAAGCAGATTAGGCAACCAATAGAGCCAACGGAGGCATTGGGGTGAGCAATCACTTCATCTGCAACACAAGTAAGAGCGTATGCAGCGCTGCATGACATACCATCAACCATTGCTACCAATTTCACACCAGCTTTATCTACTCGCCTACGCAGTTCATCTGCTGTAGAGAAACAGGAATATGCTTCGCCACCCCCTGAATTCACATCAAGAACAATTGTCTTAGCCCCTGCTCCGATAAACTCATCAACGCTTTCAAGCAACCCTTGATAGGATGTTCCAACAGCGCCGCACATCGTATACTGCTTGCGATACGTGAGGCTTCCATGAATCTTGATTACACCAATTTCCCCGGCAATCATGTGAGGCATTTCCTCATCGTCATAATCATCCTCATCCATATCTTCTTGAAGATGGAACTCCCCAAGATTACGCATATCCACGTAATCAAGAATGGGGAGAATGGATTGCTCGGTAATCAGGTGCGGTTTGTTATAGAGTTCTGTCAACGCAAACTTCACAAGTTTATGCGCCATAACTTCTCCTATGCGTTGTTGTCCATATTCTGTGAACTATTGTCTGTAGTTGCCACATTATCACTTGTCCCGTTTCCAGACTTGCCAACAGCCATACCGTCCCCGGAACGTGATGTTGCATTCGCAATCTCATCTTCGTGAACAGGCTCATCATCAGGGAAAGGAGACAAACCCATAACAACTCGTGTCTTATTAAAGAACTCTCTATCCATTTCAATTGCACCAACAGATACAACACGCTGGCAAAACTTCGAGAATTCTTCCATTGATTGTTCTGTAACCTTAGTGGCCTGAAAGAATGGAAGCTCTTTCATATCCCATTGGTTCATTTTGAACAAAGCAGGAATTAGCTCATTGTTAAGAACATTGGCAATTTCTTTCAGACGGAATTCAATGGCGTATTCCACCAAATCTTTTTTGTTATCCGACAAGGCAAAACTACCGCCGCCATCTGCACCCATTTGAAGTAAGTCAGCAAATAGAGCAACGAGCATTTGAGATTGGTAACGGGAGATAATCTTGTTTGTGTCATACCCACGACTCCCTTGGGAAGTCATAAGCTCAACAGAGAACATCTTCTGTTTCGTTTCTGGATCATAATCGCTAGGAGTGATAATCCCCGATTGCTCCCCATTAGCTACGTTCCTTGTTACACGCTTGAATTCCTCGTACACGGCCTTTTCAGCAGCAGAGGCATCAGGACTCATGTAACGGGCAGGAATAGCTAGATTCAGCAAACCACCAAGGTCACGCGATACTCCCTTCATTTCTTCTTCTTCAATTGCTTTCTTATAACGCCATGCAATCCAAGCAGATTTAAGGGATGCTGTACCTTCTGGATTATTGTTCTCAGGACTTGTGCGGAATAGCAGAAACTTGCTACGCGGAATCTCAATCTTATCTTTGCTGCGGAGGTCTGAGTATTCGGAGCCAACTGGAATGTATTGAGTAGATTGATACCACCCTTCTAGCGTATTTCCTTCAGGGGAGAATTTCCATTCTTTATGTGTCTGTTGCGCACGAGAGGGAAGGGATTTAAGCCCAATCAACCCATCATCGTATTTGCTGTTATTCTTTGTTCTGCGCTTATAAACAATCTCGTTAATTGCAAAGCCATAATCAATGCTTGACAATGTAGATTGAATGAAGTCAAACCAACTCATCTCCAGATCATTCATACAAGTTTTAATAAACTTAGCTCGTTCCTTGGTAATGTTAGAAGCACCAACTGGCACTTTAACATCCCAATCTACACGAGCAATCATCATCTTGTAGAATGTCAGTGCAGAAGCAATTGCGCTATCCCGTTTCATCTCATCAATTTCTTTAATGAGATAGGGCATACGTAGTTTTTGAATAGCTTCTTGTTGAATTTGTTTGGAGACAATGTTTAGGCCGTTGTAGCCTTGACTTCCTAGAGAAATTCGCGGAGGGGCATTTACATCTTGATCTGGCTGTAGTGCTGTTTCGTCTAGCACGATGCTTTGTTCTTCAGCCATTCTTCCTCCTTATGTCGAAATGTTTTGTGCATTTATAAATTCCTATACTAGATATTATATCACATTGTATAATATAATTGCAAGCTAATAGTAAGAAAGGCTGTAATTTATACAGCACTCCTTGGTTTAATGGGGAATTGGATTGTCTCTGGTCATGGAAGGGAGGACGAATGTTGGCATTTTCTTTTGATTTGCCAACCTCTTAAAAGCAGAAGCCACTGAGTCCACTTGGTCGTCCTTGACCCCGCGCTCACCAGACCCTTTTGACCCACCTGTAAATTGTTGTAGCTCTTGTTCAAAATCCTCATTCCAGTCTCCAATAACCATGTCGCAGTTCTTGGACTCACATAAAGAAGAAAATGGCAAAAATCTTTGTAGCTTATTGGAATGACCAGAGATAACCTCTGTCACAGCATACACACCATTCTCTGCCAACTCGCGCATGATATAAGTATGTGCGATTGCTGCGGAGCCTCCTGGGTCTTTTGGGATTACTTGCGGGCAAAGTTCACCGTCTGCCCAAGCTGTTTCTGCAATAATACGTAGAACATCGTGTGTTCTTTTTCTGAACCTAACAACATCCACGATATAATAACGACTTGCGCTTTTAGAGTATGCAAGTTTTACACCACAAGACCAGTCTGGATTTGGATGTTGGGTATCAACTTCTTGCGAACTCAAGTCCCATGCTCGGACGTACACACAGTCAGTTGGAAGTTCATCCTGCCGGATTTTTTTACACCATTCCGGTTTCCAATAAGTACCGCCATCTGGAATAGCAGTCCAACTACCATGCAGGAACCGCAACTGGTTTACCTTAGATTGACTTAGCAGGTTTGCTAGGTATTCTGGGTTGTTTTTGAGGAGGACTTTGTTACTGTACACAGAGAGGGGAACAAATCTGAAACTCTTTGGGATAAAATCAACGCCCAATGTCTTTCCATGGCCGTATTCCTCATACAACTCCTCTGCGGAGTCTGCCCATCTCAGCTTATCGTTTACGTTTACAAACCAGCGAATTCTATCTCTTGTGTTTTCGAGAGGAATTCCGGTCTTTGGGTCAAGGAGAGGTTCAACCCATTTGTAAAGGTAGGATTGATTGTTAGGGTTTGCAGAAAGAACCATCTGCAATTTACCTTTGAATGTTGCCGAGCGTAGACGAGAAAGAAGAAATAGAATCTGTTTCTCTGTCCACTCCGCTGCCTCATCTACTAATATATTAGTTAGCTGTGAACCTTGCCACCCCGGTAAATCCCTATCATCCCCAATAGCTGCAAATTGGATTGTAGCGCCGGATGGGAAAATCCACTTCTTAGCTTGAGAACGATACACCCCACCGAAATGAGGATATATTTGATGCGACTCATCAATGATCCCTCCTGATACAGAAAGCTGTGGGGCGCTCTGACGTAGTATGACGCCCTTAAATCCGGGATCAGGCAAATACCCTAAATACTTTGTGAGGCACATTCTTGTTTTTCCGCCACCGGCCTGCGCGGAATTGTTCGTGTAGATTAGTTATATCAACACCGCCTTTCGGCTGCTTTATATTACTATAAAGATCAGGTCATATCTTCTAAGCTCTCTGTTTCGCTACACTTGCAGCTACTCCCTTGCGGGATGACCGTCACACACGCCAGAATATCTCTATTCAGCTTGGCTCGGTATTACCCTATTCTCACAGGGCGTTCACCGAATTAAGAGAGTGTTTTTAACGTGGAGGCACCGGAATTTCACCACCACCTGTCAGGATTACATCTGTTGTTTCATCCGTTAGTAGTACCCTTTGATCCTCACTACAAGGGCCGAATACCATTGTTGTTTTCTTCTGTTGCTTGCTCAATATCTTAACTCCTTAAATAACTACTAATAAGATTAGCAGCGAGATAGATTAGTTTACATCCCATGCAATTTCCTATTACATGCGTTAATATTCACAACTGGACGTTTGGCTGCTACGCACAATCCAACACTCTCCATTGTCGCAATCAGAGCAGAATAGCTAGAGAACTCTTTAGCAAAGAGATTTTCCAACACTTCAACTACATCGCCTTCCTCATCCACTTTGCACAAATAAATGCTATACCCACCTGAAATAGCCACTACACGTAGCTCTGTGTTCTTCTTTTGTTTCATTGTTTGTCCATATAAAAAGAAAAGCCCCACCCAACAGAGGGCAGGGCTTTAATAGAATATTCTGGAGGCAAACCAGAGAATCAAACTCTACTCTCCTGATTACAAGTCAGGTGCATCATCACAATGCTTGAATGCCATAAGGTGCCGCGTGATAACGCCCACGCAGCGCGAATCCAAATCCGGGGAGAAGGATCGGAGGACTCTAGGCGTCAATACAAATATTGAAGGAGGGGCAATACCTGTATTGAAGAATCTATAATGCTATATTACCAAATACTGCTATCAAATGTCAATACTTGCTGACAATAATGTCGGAAATATAATCTCTGAACAAGTCAGAGATTGTTCACATTGCTTACATCAAGAACAATATCGGGACGGTAGATTGGAACACTATCCTCATCACCATCTTCCCCCTCTCCATTCCCCCCGATATTCTTCATACTTGGTTTTGTGTTCATGGAGATATTCTTTCTAACTTCCTGTGTCAAACGTGCAAGCCACTCTTTCTGCTGCATATCAACAATTTCTTTTTGCATCTGAATGAGGGTCTTAGCACATTCAACTTTCAGCTTGCTATCTGTCTCGTCCTTCATCATTGTTGTAGCAATAATGCTAACGGCATCTGGAATCTCTTTCTGAATCAATTTCAAAGTTTTCATCAGAGGGTGTTTCTTAGGGTCTGTCAGGAATGACAAACTTACATTTTCTGGCTCTACTGTCTGAGGGACATTATCTGTTTCTTCTGTCATTCTTTTTCCTTTTGTTCTTGCGTCATTCTCTGCCGTTGTTCTTCCACTTTGTCAACATACTGTTTACACACCAAAGCATAAACATTCAATTCTTCTACTTGCTTGATGTATCCAAATAAAGCCGATTCAGCAGAGTTGTTGAGTTGGCAATAGGAGGCTGTTGATGTAGCATGGATGGCGCTTGTAGCGGAATCTCCGTCTTTTGTTCCACTGGAGACACAACTTGCGTTGAGCATCCGAACATCGCGATACTGCAGCCTAGTAATACGATCCAATACTTTAGCTTTTTCGGAATTAATCTCGTCAATCCGCTTTGAGAATTGTGCTGTAATTGAAGCATTTTCTCGCTCCTTGTCAATTAGTTTGTTTATGTATTGCTGCCGTTCTTTAGCAATACTGTTTGTCAATACTGTCAGTTCTTGTTGCTTTATATTGCTAACGTATTTCCAAGCAATATAAGCACCAGATAGAAAGCCAATCAGTAATGTAGTTGCTGCAATAATCAAGTATGTTTTTATGTTTGCTACGAATGCTGTAATTGTAGTCCACATAGTTTCTCCTAGCATCCAGACAGCCACATTGTACTTTCACCCTGTCTGCGTTTTGTTAATCCTCTCAGGGGAATCAATCTACCATTTACTCTTGCCTTATCCCACTTCAGGAACTCTTTTGCTGCTGCAACACACTCTCCACTATTTATCTTTCTAAGAAGTGTACTACTTGCTAAAGCACCTTCTCCAAGATTGAAGGTGAAGCTGACAAGAGCGTCATATTGGGGTTGTGTGAGGTCTACTTTCACTAACCTCTTAACAGCCTTCCCTGCGTAGCTGCTGTCCTCTTTAAGCCATGTTTCACATTGTTCAAGTGTTGCTTTTTGACCGAGGTAAACACCCTTCGTATGTCCAACACAAATGGTGGGCACTTTCACACTGTCTAAATAAGCGACCTGCTCCGTCCCTTCCACTGCCATAATAAAGGAAAGACCTACGAGGGATACAGATGCCGTTGCTAGTTTTATTTTGTTTGATATATTCACAATCTGTCCTTATTATATCATGTTGTATAACGTAAAAGCAATAGAGAAAAGAAAAGCCCTCCGAGGAGGAGGGCTTAATTCACTTCTTCAGAGAGGCTTTCCATTGGAAATATATATTCACCAATAAACCAACAATTGCAACCAATGCACCAACAGCAGCAGCGTTACTATTCAACCAACCAAACACCATTGCACTAGCACTCCCAAATTTCCAAGACAAGTCAGCAAACCATTCGTGCCAGTGTCCTTTTGCTCTTAGTGTAATTGCTAAGACAGTAGCAGCAAACAACGCTGCTAGAAACGGTTTTACTCTACTCATACATTTCCTTTATTCTTATTGTTATGGAAGATCAAACAAGTCTGATCGCTGTTATGTTTGTTGCGTTATTTCCGCTGCCGTTAGCTGTCATTGCAGCTTTCATTGCACTAGTAGATGCACCTGCAGAAGATGTTGCTTGTAGCTTTATTGTTGTTGTAGAGGCTAATGTAACGATACAAGAGATTGGAAGCACTGTACCGCTACCACTGGCAGATGCGTGGTACAACTGACTAGAGCCATAGTGGTTTGTTCCATCTGTCACTCTGCCAAAGATTGTTTCAGCAGTAGTAGCTGCCCGAACATGGGTTATCCTTCCAACAACCAACCATGTTCCTGCTGTGAGGGATACACTAGGGCCGTCATACCACGTTGAGGATGTTGTCAAGGCTACATCTGCGGATAAGGAAGCTGTTGCATATGTTATCGCACCAGAAGATGACGGAGTGACCCAGCCAACAGCGTAATCCGTAGCGGATGATTTAGATAACACTTGCCCTGTTGTCCCCCCGGAAGGAATACATCGAGGAAGAACACTGTCCCTTATGTAATTTGCAATGAACGTAGTGAGGCTTGTAATACGTGCCGTTAGCGTAGCCATTACACTAATCCAGAAGTAAAGGTAGTAGTGAAGTCTGTATCAGGCTCCCCAATACCAAGGTTTGCACAGGCTTGTGTTTTCTGCCCAGCAGACAGTGTTTGTGCTGCATCAAAGCGAACACGATTGCCAAGTGATGTTGTTACAGTTGAAGCAAAAGACGCATCATCCCCAATTGCTGCTGCCAACTCATTTAGTGTATCTAAGGCTGTTGGTGCGCCATCTAGGACAGTGTTTAGTGCTGTTGAGATTTCGCTGTTGATCTTGGTAGATGACCAAGTGGTGGTTGTTCCTGTGAGAGTGTCATTAATTGATGCCCCATCTACGGCTGCGATTGCTTGTTGCAATTCGTTGATGGCTGCAACAAGAGATGTCTTGGTTGTCGTTGTAAGAGAAGATAAGTCTGTGAGATTACCGTTTACCAATGTCCGTAGTGCTTTGCACTCTGTAGCTACCCTAGTAAAAGCATTCTTTAAGTTTGTTTCAAGCGTTGCCATGTTGAATTCCTCATATCAGTTTATTATCAAACCACAAGGAGAAATCAGGCAAATCTTCACCATCACAACTAGTGCCAGTATCCCCCTTGTCGCCTTTATCCCCTTTGACACCAATCCCCGGAACGCCTTGAATTGCCGGGGTATTAACACTCACAATAGGACGCTGCGCGGCATTAACCGATACTGTTGGAGTGTTTTGTACGTTTAGAACATTATTACCGTTTCCTCTACCTACTGTTATGTTATACCCCATTTTAAACTCCGAACGAGATTGTTACCTCTCCTTGGAATACTCGCCACGTTTCACCGTTAGACCAAGTGATTTTGATGTTGTAAAATCCCTTCTTCCAAGCAATGGCAGATGAAACTTCATCTGAAATTTTAGCCTCTACCCATCCATCCTCCAACAAACTAATTGAAGTGGTAGGCGAGTCACCTTTACTTGTTAAGAGAACTACTTTTGTTGCTGCTTGCTTGTCAACAATCGTAAACTCTGCTGTGGCTCCAGTTAAATCAATTGGAGTTATGTTTGGGGCTGTTCCCTGAGTCATCTGGAACTTCAACGTAAACGTCTGCCCACAATAGAGAGTTATTGGACTGTCAATAGGAGTTGGTTCTACCATAGTTGCTTCCTCGTAAAATACTTCCACCGTCATCTTATGGTCTTTCTTCCCATGCTATGTGAAACACACCTGTTGCTGTGCCTGTTCCAAAGTTTGTAAATTTGTAATACCATGTTGTGTTAGCTGCAACACCCCTCTCTCCGAAGCCACTTCCCCCCACTGTCGATTGCTGTGCCGTAGCACTAGCTGTAACAACGCTGATTGTGTCCCGTAGGGTTCCACAACTAATTGTCCAGCCTGTTGTTCGCTTCTGGTTGCGTAGGAGAAGATTGCAAGAACATCGCTGTAGGCTTGTGTTTGTAATCAACAAACTTCCTGTGATGCCAGACAATGCTGTGAGGTTTACGTATTGGGAAACATCGACAAGGGTTATACTTACCATCATGTGTTTCCTTATAATTATAAGAGCTTCAAAAGAAGCAGGAGTCTTTGGCCAAGACATTGCATTTTCTTTAGATAATGCAACACATACATTATACCACAATGTATAGTGAAATTTCAAATCCTGTTGACACGATCGTGCTGGTGATGTATAAGATTGAACTGTCTTTGTTTGAAGTTGGTGTGAAATGTTGAAAATCGAATTTGGGACACTGATTTTGCCATATTCCTTATATAGATCAACAACTTACGTGACACCCACCCTCTCATATGGAGGAGAAGTTTGGAGGGGTTGTCTTTTAGCTGTATACTTATGTATTCTAGTAGGTGTTATCTACTCTATAAAACATAGTATTACTATTGAATAAGAGAATGTATTACTCACTAAACAGAATTACTATGCACATATCTTGGACATAGTGCGGTATATCCTTCTCTCGCTTCGCTAGCACACAAATAATTATTAACTACAAACCAAACACACAAAACAAAGCCTGCAAGAACAGAGAGCTTGGTGGCACCATGTACATATTTGGTACATAGTCTCTATATCTTTATTGTATCTTAATTATTATATATAACTGTATCTAACTATTATCCATTCTACGTACACACTTATATTATCCAAAATAAGGACATACGTAAGTACAAAACGTGGACATAGGATGCTTCTACGTTCTTTGTTCTAACAGGCTTGCACTATGTTTATACTCTATGGTATAATACATATTATTAACTATACATAAGGAAGTGTATGTTCAATTGGGTTGACGCAACAGTACAAGAGTTGGCTGTGCATGTTTCTATGCTTCCTGCACAACATACGCAAACACAAATAAGGTATTATAAGGAGCATGGTAATGAAGCTATGGTAGAAAAGATTTACGAAGCGCGCAAGCTGGCTAAGATAGTTCGTGCAGAGCGTAGGTTGACGGTGATGAAAGAGAGCCTTGGAGGCACAAGTGGTAATCAAATTTAAAAGCGAAACGTTTGCATGGTTGTACTCCAATTGTGGTGATATAAGCCCTGCTGCTTTTGTTGTGAAGTTGGTTGAAGAAAAAATAAATGACTCTAAAAAGGGAGTGGAAAAATATGGTGTTGGAAGCACAAGAGACAGTGGGACTACCTGTTGCAGAAGTAAGTAACACATTCACAAAAATACCAGATTGTTTGCTGGCAGCAACTTCTATTTGCAATACAGAAACAGGTGTTGTGGTGAGTGTGTCGTCTAACGACAAAAATGTATATGCGAAAATGTTTGCATCTTACAAATTTCACAGTGCTTCTGGAAGGGAGTATTTTGAGTCTCAGGATGTAGTAGCAGACTTACTAGGTTTGGAGAGAAAGACTGTTGCATCTTCTGTTAAGAAGTTTGTCCAACTTGGTGTAGTTACAACGAAGATTGTGTACAAAAACGGCATCCGTCACACTTACTATGTGTTTGATGATATATCAAAAAACAGCAACATTGTGTTTGTAAAGAGATTTACAACAAGAACACTTGTGGATGGTAAAGTTGAAGTGGAAAACACTCCGTTCTACTACAGACCTGTTGAAGCAGACGGAACACAACTGTCATTGCTTAATAAGAGAACAAAATCTGTGGGAAGCATCCAGAGTAGACAACACGTAGATGTTGACTATGATGAAGAAAGTTGTTTGCTATTTGAACAGCGCTATATGAATGAGTTCAACAACTACGAACATGCAGCAATGCAGTTTGTGGAATCTGCATCTGTTTGACTAAAATCAATTTATTTTTCTTGCGTTGTGTTTTTGTGTCTGCTATATTCACCACATAGCACAACG